TTATGAATGTAGAAAGACAGACAACCAAAACCGCCGGTGGAAATTCTGCACCGGCAGACGCCCTGTTTATGAATGGGGTGCAGTCTGTGGGCGTCAGTTCGTCGTTTCCGTGGGAACCTATGTTGGATGTGGGAAGATCTCAAAAAACTTTTGCTAGATATAATAAGCAGGAGTTTACAATTAATATTGAAAGAATTTTAGCTGACGGCGAAACCTTTTTCTACAATACAACAAGTAAATATTCAGACGGCCAGACCGCTCTGAAAATGTATAGAGACACTCACATCCTGAACTCACTTAATATAGGTATTGATGGATTTGGGGACAGTCTTAGAAATTACGATATAGTATTAATTTATGCCCCAGACAGATTTGATTATTTAGGAGGCGGCACCGGGGGCGATCCAGATGTGAACAAATATATGGCCACCCAATATCGCTGTTGCCTGCTAACAAATGTGAGCTATTCAATTCCGATTCAGGGGCCAGTTAAAGAAACTCTAACATTTACAACAAAAATAGCTAATCAAATAGATGCAAGCTCAAGTAGTTGGGCCGCTTTATCCGTCCCCGGAGGAAGTAGAACGGGAGATACAATCAAAAGACAAGACATAGATGTGGAAAATTCGGTTTTTCCCACAGAAGTAAATAGAATGTTCGATCTTGGGAACAGCAAAGATGGTAAAACAATTCTTGGACTACAAAGCATAGAAATAGATGCTTCTATAAGCTACACAGACATTATGGACGTAGGACAGTGGAGAGGTTCTAATCTAACAGGAGCTTCTCCAGACACTGGTAGTACGGCTCTAAGGGCACAACAAAATCTATTCAGACAGGTGGTGTTGCCAATAGATATTACGGCAAATTTCAATGGTATCGTTAGATCTCAATATCGTGCTCAACCACCGGCCTATCAAGCTTTCGAGCTAACTGATACAACCTTTTCAGCCGCCGATGGTAGTGAAACTACGACCACCGAGCGATATGCAGCAAATAGAGAAATTATGATAATTGCCGAAAAAACAGCGACTCCAAAATTCTATCACTGGATTTTGGGCAAGAAGAACTATTTAGAATCTATGGATTTTTCAGGGGGCGACACCGGAGGCTCTAATGTTACTGCCACCCTGTCTTACAAAAATACTGCTAACGATTTTGTTCTAGTTAAACACGATAGCCGTATAACTTCGAATAATATAGACCCCGGCGACACAATATTTTAAAAGGAAAGAAATGGCGAGAAAAAAAAGAACCACTAGCAAAAAACAACCAATGAGACCCTCTCGCAAAAAACTAAAACCCAAAACGGAAAATCAAGAAGAGTATATAAGATCAATGGTTGAGTCCAGCGTAACATTTTGTTCCGGGCCAGCAGGATCGGGGAAAACGGCAGTAGCCGTAGGACTTGCTTGCGAATATATGTTACAAAACAAAGTAGAAAAAATAGTTATTACAAGGCCCGTAGTTGAGTCTGGAAGGGGTCTTGGATTTTTGCCGGGGTCTCTTACAGAAAAGGTTCAGCCTTATCTTGTTCCCATCATAGAAGAAATGAAATTGTTTTTAGGACGAGAAACATATAACTCCATGAGATCAATCAACGCTATTGAAATTTGTCCTTTAGAGTATATGAGGGGAAGAAACTTTCATAACGCTTTTATGATACTAGACGAAGCTCAAAACGCTACGTTTGAACAAATAAAAATGTTTTTAACCAGAATAGGATTGGGATCTAAAGCCGTTATCAACGGAGACCTAGATCAGACCGATTTAAGAGGTGAAGCCGGGGGATTGCATGAATGTATGTCAAAATTATCCGGGTTATACGGGCTTTCCGTTTGTGAATTAGACCATTCGGATATTGTAAGAAATGGAATAATATCCAGTATTTTGGAAAGACTGCGTTAAATTTGGTGCAATAGTTGTTGGAAACTGATATAATAAACAAATTGAAAGGATAAACATGCCGCTCTATGACTTTGAATGTGAACCTTGTGCTTATTACACAGAAATCAGACAGGGCGTTGATGAGTCCAGCGTTTTAGAGTGTCCTGTGTGCGGCCAAAAAACATTGAGAAAAATCTTCATCAACGCTCCTCACTGTTATGTGAGGGGGGAATCTCAAACCATTGGACAGCTTGCTGATAGAAATGCCAAAAAAATGGGTTCTTATGAAAGACAAGAGAAAGCAGAAGGAGATAGAAAGGGAACCAAGCTAACCAAAGAACAAAGCGAAAAAAGAAAACTAAATCAAAAACTAGTATCCATGACGCCAGAGCAAAAAATTAAATGGATTAAAGAAGGAGACTAAGTATGTCAAGATTTATAGTGGGATCACCACAGTCTTCTCCCGATTTGGCCAGAAGCCAAAAGCCTCATGTTGCGGTAATTACTATGAAAATAGATATAAGGGCGATGGAACCAGATGGCACTTTAGATGAGTGCGTCATGGGAGAAAGGTCGTTAAGCAAATACCGTATGACTCCCAAGGCTATTTTAAAAATTAGTGGCCCAAGTGAAGCTGCTTGTGTAAAAAACGTTAAAGACCTATTGGAGAGATTAAATGGCTAGAGGAGAAAATGCAGATGTATCAGGATTAAATCTGCCTCACCCACAAAAGTCCGATGTGCTTTTTTTAGGAGTAAAAGGAGAAGAAACCGAAGAAAAAAGAGCACTGGCAAAATGCGTTACATCCAACCAAGGATATGAAGACGTGTCTGTACAGTGGTTTATCAGAATGAACAGGGGAGAACTTATAGATCCTTACGGTATAGATTCGGGCTATAACCCAAAAAGGCTTGCAACTTTTAAATTCAAAAAAGTTTCCAAACAATCATTTGATAATTATCAGAAGTATCTCAAATGCAAAAATAGATTATATTTTACTAAAGCTAGAAGACTTGCCATGGAGTAATAAAATATGAAGAAAACTAAAAAGGGGCCGCTTTCAAACAAAGAGAAACAATATATTGAAAAAAATTTGGACAACATAAAAAATGACATAGGAAAAGTTGCCGAACTAATGAACAGGTCTGTTTCAACTATAACTAAACACGTTGACAGTCTCGCTCAACCGGAAGATACTTCTATTAAATCGGGAGATCTGATGGCCAGAAACGAAGACAGAGGCGTTACTGTCATGACAGAATCTGCATCGATGGCCGCCGACGAAAGCAAACAAAAAAGACAGGCCCAAAATCCCGGCAGATACAACCAGTATATTCATAAAATTAAAGAGTAATAAATGATTTGTACGACATTTGATGGTTATATGACTAATCTTTGTCATAACGAATTAATGATTAGTTGGAAAATAACTTTAACAGATGGAACCGTGGTATACGGTGACTATGACAGGCCCGGATATGAAAACTCTTGGATCAGACTAAAAGAGCACTGCGAGACAAACGAACTCTTGCCAACAAAAGTTGAATTATACATGTTCGGTGCAGAGCATAAGGTGTTCTTTGAAGACCCGAACGGATTAGATGGCATAGCCGTCATGAGAGGAATCGCTAAAGAACAAAGCATGGATGGGAGCCACGCACAATCTTATCAAACTTTGACCGTTTTACATTTGAGGGATTCGTGTGATTGCATTGATGTGGCAAAGTACACTTGGCCTGAAAATGAGTTTGAACAAAAAGAGTCCGTAAGATTATTATCTTGTAAAAATTTGAGAAACATGATTTTTAAAAATGAATCAGAAAAACGCAAACACCCGGAAGTACAAAAGCATATCGACGGGTAACGAATGTGATGCGGCTCAATACATAGCAGAACTTATATGTATGAGATATGCCGAAAAAGAAAATAAAGGCAGTCTCGAATATAAATTTTGGAGTAAGTCCCATAAAGAAGAATACACAGTTCAACTAAGGGTCGCCCATAAGCTAATTAAAAAATACGGAGAAGATGCAGTCTTCCATTATTTAAAAAGCCCCAGTGGAAAAAACGTCTATTCACTAGGGTTTTTGCATAAATCTAAGAAATTTGTATTAGCATTAAAGTTTGTTGAACAAGGCATCAAAAAATCAAAAACAACACTAGACAAACAAAAAGATAAACCGAAAAAAGTAATTGAAATACAAAAAGAATTAGAATTCAAACCAAGAAAGCAAAAAGCACCAAATTCATTAATGTCAAAACTGAGGAAAATTGATGGCAAAAACAAAGACGAATAAATCAAAATCTATCAATCAACTATTTGATAAATACTCAGACCTTATACATACGGGCACAGAAATATTACAACAACGCCAAAACTTTAAAACTATTTCCGTCAGTCCCGCCATAGACATAGCATTGGGAGGCGGCATCAGAGAGGGAAGCTGGTTAACACTAACGGGAGATCCAAAAAGCGGCAAAACCACCACTGCCATGCAGATAGGAGCCAATTGCCAAAAAGAAGGACGGCCAATTATTTATCTAGACGTAGAAGGTCGCCTCAAAGAAATGAACTTTGAAGTGCCCGATTTAGATCCTGAAAAAATGGCTGTGGTTGCACCCGAAAACGAGCCGATTTCGGCAGAAGAATTTTTAAAGATTGCTTATGAAATGATGACCCACAAAGACTACGAGGGTGCAGTTCTTATTATCGACTCAATATCTTCTCTCATGCCAGAAAAAGAACTGGATGGCGACTTTAGTCCCGGCAGAGCGGGCCTGCCTAAAATTCTCTCCATCTTTACAAAAAAGATTGGCCAACTGTTGCCGAGACAGAAGGGATTGGTTATTGCAATAACTCACTACATAGCCAATACTGCCGGATTTGGTAAAGCGAAAATGTCTGATGGCGGTAACAAAATTCAATATCAGGCCGATACCAGAATGGAGATTGCCGGAGGGGGAGAAAAGGTTTCTGCGGTTAGCCCTTGGATGAATGCCGCAAAAACTGAACGGATAGGTCAGGTTGTCAACTGGAGAATTATATGTTCTTCTCTAGGGGCACCGGGAGGACAGGTACAAAGCTATATTAGATACGGACACGGAATAGATAAGGTGCAGGAACTTCTTATGCTGTCTTGCGACTTGGGCCTTATAGAGCCTCGCGGCTCTTGGTTCAGTATGCCCTTTATGAATACATGCAAAGATCTAGCCAAGGAAATCAAGCCAGAACTCAACACAGACAATGACGAGGCACTCGCTTCAGCCTTTAAATTTCAAGGCCAAGAAAAAACCTATAACTTCTTAAAAGAAAATCCCAAAGTAATTGACTTTCTAGAAAGCTCCATAAAGGAGATGCTGAAATGAATAACTATATTGGGTTTGATATCCAAGAAACATATAGATTTGATAAAGAAAATAATATTTTTTATTGTAATCTTTTTTACATTATGCAGAAATGGAACACATACCTTTCTTTGCATACCCTAAGAGGGGAGCGTCCAGATCTTAAAAATTCATTTGACGCCATGTGTTATTGGACTGCCGAATGCGGTCTTGAAGACTTAGCAAAACTGATAGACAAAGACACCAAACTAGTGACACACGCCGGAGACTGGGGAATAAAATGTACGCAACCTCACCCGGACTTTGGCCCCATGTACGGCTATGCACTAACGTCTTCTGACAGACATGGAAAATCTGTTATGCTCGACATAAAATCAATTACTAGAAAATTTTCACAATGGTTTTCTGCGAATTTAAAACAAGACATTGGAGCGGGAATATATCCAATACCTATAGGTATCCCCATTAATCAGCAAGAGTGGCGAGATGTAGACATTGACCAACTAAGATCAAAAAGAAAAACCAAACTTTGCTATGCCAACTTTGCTATTACGGCAAACTCAAGAATTCCTATTGCTGAATGGGTAAATGATTTAGAATATGTAAATACATATTTATATGAAAGACGGCCTAATGAGGGTGTTGATTTAAGGCTTCCATTTCTAAATAAAGAACGGCTGACCATGAATCAGTTCATTGATGAATTATCTTCTCATGCGTTTGCCATAGCACCGGTTGGAAATGGCATTGATACATTCAGAACGTGGGAATGCATTCTAACTAATACGATTCCAATTGTACAAAATACATTTTGTAATAGGGTTTTTTCCAAAATATGGCCAATGGTATTGGTAGATAAATTCACGCACATAGACCTGTTAGCTAAAATGAGCGAATTTACTGACGAGCACGGCGACGACAAAATTGATTATGACTATACCCTCTTGTTAAAAGAAAACTTTACTAAACTGTTAGAAAGAATAATTTATGAAAGTGACCGGCTTAGACGGGAAAGAGTATAACTGGAATCCTTCTGGAAGCCAATCAAAATCAAAAAAAAGATCTAAGTTACACCAAAAGGCCAGAATCCTACTTGACGAATTGTTCCCCTATGATAGAATACTGGAAGAAGTTACACTTGCCGGATCTGGCGGCGGCATTCATCGTGCTAGACGTGGGATCTTGCGTGCAGACTTTTTTATACCAAACAGAAGTCTAATTATTGAAGTTCATGGAGAACAGCATTTCAAATTTAATGGACATTTTTTCAAAGATAAATTGTCTTTTTTTAGAGCACAGGCTAGGGATAGAGACAAAAAAGAATGGTGTAGAATAAACAATATAAATATAGTAGAGCTAAACTATGATGAGGATATAAATGACTGGCGAAGAAAAGTTGAATGAATTTCTTGAGGCTGTTGACAGTTGGATACACTCTAAAACCTTAGCTGAAGCGGAAGCCCCAGAAGACATTAGTAAAATTTTAAATTTCCGCACTGAAGATTTAAAAAGGCTCACTAGCCAAGAGTGTATTTGTTATTCTTACGAGCTTTACACTTATGCAGAGTATATTGAAACCGTTCGAGCAAAAGAAAATGTAATTTTAGAGTGGGCAGATTCTAGTATTTGGTATATAATATCTACAGTCATCCAAAACTACGGAACACAGTACACCAAATGGCAGGAGAAATATTATTCTGCAATAAAAGAAAATCCATTAGCCGGACAAATATTGAAGATAAAGAATCACTCGGAAGCCAGAGTTAAAATATTGAATGGCAAATCTCAGACCGCTCACAGAATGGCAGAACTATTAAATAATCTATCTAAAAGGAGATAGTAATGAGTCAGCAGCTTAAAGATTTATTGAAAGAAATCATGAAAACCAAAGATCCAGAACTTATTGAAATGGCGACAGAAATGCTCAAAGAGTCGTCGCGGGACGACACGGCTCCCGTGGCCACCAAGCCCGCACCACAAGATAGCAACAAAGAAGACTTTTTAACGTCAATTAAAAAAGAAAAAATCGAAGGAGAAACAGTGGGAGTGCCAGTAAACGAAATGCCAAGAGAAAATAAATTTATAGATGAAGGCACAGAACATAAAGACGAGCAAAACATGACCCCCGAAATAGAGCGAACAGAAAGAAGGCGTCCACCCTTCAAGAAAATTGCCCAAACATGTACTAGGTGTGGCACAGATGTCGAAACCCATCCCCAATTTAAGAGAGACTTTTACGTTTGTGACAAATGTCTAAAAAGATAACAAGAAAACTGGAAGATTTAGCCGCAGAAAGGGCCGTCCTGTCCGCATTGTGTCAGTACGGACTTGACGCATATCTAGAAATAGATTTTGTGGATTCGCTGCATTTTACAGATGCGATGAATCAGTTAATATTTGACTGCATATACAAATCCATTTCAGAAAATACAGAAGTAGAATTGTCTACAATTTTGTCTGCTGCAAATGACTTAGGCGTTCAAGAACAAATAAGCACAAAAGAAGAAATAAGTTTTATAAGATCGTTATTTAATTTTCCAATTCACAAAAATAATGTAGGTATCCATGCTGCAAAAATAGCGAAACTCAAACTGGCGAGAGACCTAAAGAAAACACTTAAAGCGTGTGAAAAAGATTTAGAGTCTATTACCGGCGACGAAGATGTCATGGATCTTATATCTAAAATTGAAGAGCCGCTACTTGAGGCTACGGGAGATATATACCAATCTTCTGGAAAAAAAACAGAACTTATCGGAGAAGACGTTGATGGATACGTTCAACATCTATCTGAAAATGTATCTGATTTTGTCGGCATACCTAGTGGCTTTGATAGGTTTGATATAGCTATTGGAGGGGGACTCAGAAGAAAATGTGTTGATTTAGTGGCAGCCAGACCCAAGGTTGGTAAATCCATGTTTGGGGACGCTGTGGCTATGCATGTAGCCGGGAATTTAAATATTCCGGTTCTTATGTTAGATACAGAAATGTCTAAAGAGGACCATCTTAATAGGATCTTAGCTAATCTTTCAGGCATAGAGATCAACAAAATCTCCACGGGAAAGTTTTCAGAAAACGCGATAGATCTCGAAAAAATTAATCAAGCCAAAGAAAAACTAAAAAACGTTCCTTATCATTATATCAGTATTGCCGGCGAGTCGTTTGAAAATATTCTAAGCCAAATGAGAAAATGGATATATCAACATGTGGGCTTTGACGAAAACGGAAAAACAAAAGATTGCCTTATAGTCTATGATTATTTGAAACTGATGGGATCTGAAAGCATTAGTTCGGCAATGCAAGAGTATCAAGTGTTGGGATTCCAAATTACCAAGCTGCATAATTTTTGTGTTAAATACGATGTGCCATGTTTGTCTTTCGTTCAATTAAACAGAGATGGTATTACTAGAGAAACCACTGATGTCGTATCTGGTTCTGACAGACTTATTTGGCTATGTACAAGTTTTTCTATCTTTAAACTAAAATCAGATGAAGAAATTGCTATAGACGGGGCAGACAATGGTAACAGGAAATTGGTGCCGGTTGTTTCCCGCCACGGCGAGGGATTGGCTGATGGAGATTATGTCAGCATGAAAATGTTTGGTAAATACGGAAGAATTTTAGAAGGTTATACTAGGAACGAGATACATGAAGAAGCGAGAGCCAGAGAGGAGGGCTTTGAAACCGATGAAGACATTACAACAGAATCAGATATCAGCAATATGTAATGAAATGTTTCAAAAGCTGCCGTCTATACTGACGTATTTTGACATAGATTATGTCGAATATCCCAATAGATATGCTTTTTCATGCCCCGTGCATGGTGGAGATAATCCAGAGGCGTGCTGCATATTTACGGACGGGTTAACACAAAAAGGAAATTGGAAATGCTGGACGCAGCACTGTGAAGAAGAGTTCGCCAATAATTTGTTTGGGTTTGTGCGAGGATGTTTATCTCACCACAGAGATAAAGTGATTTCTATGAATGAAACCGCAGCGTTTTGTTCTAATTTTTTAAACAAACAAATAGAAGATTTAGATTATTCTGAAAACAATAGAGCCAAGTCAAGGGCTATAGACGTATTTAACCGAAAAATACAAAGAGCCGCACCAACTATAACTAGAAAAGAAATAAGATCTAAAATACAAATACCATCGGATTATTATTTAGGAAGAGGGTTTTTACCAGAAACGTTAGATATGTTTGACGTTGGAGAATGTCTAGAAAAAAATCGTCCAATGTGTGGAAGGGTTGTGGTTCCTGTGTATGATGAAGACTATAATTATGTAGGGTGCGTAGGAAGATCAACAGACGAATCATTAAAGCCAAAATGGTTGCACAGCAAGGGTTTTAAAAAATCTGTTCTTTACGGTCTCAATGTAGCCAAAGACTATATATCAAAGACACAAGCGGCAATATTAGTAGAAGGACAAGGAGACGTTTGGAAGATGCATGAAGCTGGTTTTAATAATTGCGTGGGAATTTTTGGGGCTAGCATTAATGAAGATCAATTAATTTTACTTGAGCAATCTGGAGCTTTAAATTTGATAATATTAACAGACTCTGACGAAGCCGGAAACAAGGCGTATTCTCAAATACTAAAAACATGTGGCAGAAGATTCAACTACCATAGACCCTCAATATCTGAAAAGGACGTTGGAGACATGTCGATAGAGCAAATAAAAGAAGAACTTCATCCCCAGTTGAAAGGAATTTTTAAATGAAAAGCAGAATTTTAGCATTTTCCGGCTCTAAACAGGCAGGAAAAACTACCTGTTCAAATTTTCTTCACGGATATCAATTAAAGTGTTATTCTGTCGTTGAAGATTTTTACGTGCTAGAAGATGGAGAACTGGTTGTTTCTACCGATGCCATTGACAAAGATGGAAAAATAGAAAAGGCAAATGCCATGCTGGACATTTCCAGAACCGACTTAGATTTTGCAGAATGGGCTATTTATAGTATGTGGCCGTTTGTAAAAAATTATTCTTTTGCTGCTCCGCTAAAGGAGATTTCTATGGGCCTGTTTGGGTTGACCAACGAGCAGTGTAATGGAACAGATAAACAAAAAAACACCCTAACGAACATGAAGTGGGGAGATATGCCGGGCATAACTGCAACAAAAAAGAACAAAAGAAAAAAAATGACAGCGAGAGAATTCTTACAATACTTTGGCACCGAAGTATGTAGAAAGATGTATGAAAATGTGTGGGCAGACAGATGCCTGAGCGACATCGAATCGGAAGGGCCGCTCCTTGCAATTATAGACGATTGCAGATTTCCCAACGAGGCAGACGCAATTCAAAAGGCGGGGGGAAAAATTATCAGACTAACAAGATCTCCGCATGAAGATGAACACAGCAGCGAATCTGCTCTGAATGAATGGGATAATTTTGATGCTGTAATAGATAACGCAGAACTAAATATTAACGAGTCTTGCCAAGAGCTTATTTCTATTTTAGATGGATGGGGTTGGCTGAACAAATTAGTCACTCCATCAAAGGATTCAACCAAAGAACAAGAGACACAACCGGAGCTTGTGGGCGGTATTCATACTATTAAGAAGGCTGATCAATGAGAATAGAATATATTAGAAGTTCGTCATATAATAACTATGACTACTGTCAGATGCAATATTTTATCACTTATGTTCTAGGGCATAGATCTGTCTCCGGCAAAAAGGCCCAGCTAGGAACCATAGTCCACAAGGTTATGGAAGTTTTAGCCTCTTGCAAAAAAAAGCTACAAGAAAGCCCGGATAAAAAAAGTTTGTATATCAATGACGACGCTATCGGGAAAGTAAACTTTACGCCCAGAAGCCTTTACACTAAGAAATTCGTGGAGAAAGTTTTATCTTTGAGCTACGAATACTATGTAGAAAACTGCACGCATAAATATACCAATGCAGATTTAAAGTTTTGTAGAGAATCTGTGAACACGGCACTAGAATACGAAGACGGTCAGTTTGACCCCAGAAAAAGAGATGTGGTTGATGCAGAGCCTCAGTTTAATATTCCGATTGAAGCTGATTGGGCAAAGTATAATTATAAGACGCCAGATGGCAAACAGGTAGAGGGACAATTGGCGATTAAGGGAACTATTGACCTTGTAACAAAAATTGCAGATGATACAATTGAAGTTATAGACTGGAAGACTGGGAGAAGATTAAACTGGGCAACCGGAGAAGAAAAGACTTATGAAAAGCTACTTGAAGATCCGCAGTTGTTACTATATAATTACGCTATATCAAAATTGTATCCAGAATATGATCAGGCTATAATGTCTATTTATTTTATTAGGGATGGCGGCCCGTTCAGTATGTGCTTTGACAGATCAGATCAAGAAAAATTCTTGGAGATGTTGGAAAAAAGATTTAAACAAATTCAAAGAAATGACTTTCCTATGCCGATATCTAAAAACAGAACCCATTTTAAATGTACAAAGCTGTGCCATTTTTACAAAAACAAATGGCCCGGAACAAACAAATCTATGTGTGAACATATACACGATAACCTAAAGGCGTTTGGGGAGGAAGACACAATAGAAAAATGCACAAGAGACGGACATAACGTTGGCTATTACGAGGCACCCGGATAATGAAAATTCACTACTTTATATCTTTGTTTACAATATCTTTGGCTGGATACTTTGCATACATAAATAGCGATGCATGGCCTTGGTTTCTTGGGATAGGAACTTTTATGTATCTTACTTCGGTAGGTGCAGGTATTAAAGAAAGCAACAAAAAATGAGTCCAGTAGTCCTTCTTGTAGATTTCTTTTTAAGCGAAGATAAAGATAGACAATCTGAATTTTTGGAGTGTCTATCTAAAAACTGTACGTGTGAATATATAGACAAAATAGTCGTATCAATTCAGATACAAGAAGTCAACGTTTTTTGGGATATGATTCAGGCTAAAGAGCTTACAGAAAAGCAATTATCTAAGATACAATTAAACATGGTCAGGCCGGGACACCGGAGTACATACGCAGACATGTTTATATATTGCAACGCCTTTTTAAAAGGAAGTGTATGTATTATAGCTAATAATGATATTTACTTTGACGATAGTTTAAAATACATAGAGCATATGGAAGATAAAGATTTTCTATGTTTGAGCAGATACAATGTCAATCAAGATTCGATTGACGACGGAGACATAACTTGTATGTCTCAAGATGTTTGGATTTTTAAACGTGAGATACCAATGGATATGGTGCTGTCTTCGCATGTGTATCAGGGCACGATAGGTTGTGACAATTATATTGCATTTTTGGCTGTGGCTAATAATATGCATGTTTATAATCCATCCAAGCTTATAAGGTGCTATCATCTACATGCGAATCCAGAAAGAAACTACAAAGAAGAGGACAGAGAAATAGGAAACTGGACACTCTTAGCTTTTGTGCATCCCTGCTCCAGAATGAAGTATACTGACAAAAATCTAGTATCCATATTTTCCGTAGGGCACAGTCGTAGTATAGGTGGTCAGGTATTTGTGGACTATTGCAAATCTTTATTCCAGCAACTTAAACAACATATCCACACGTATAATATTATAAAAGTAAAAAATAATATGAAAATAAATTTACAACATCTTCCTAGAGCGGTTATTGCATGGATAAAACCACCCGGATCGAATGCACCGAGGAAATAACAAAATGAGTTGGATACCACTAAATTGTAAAACGCACTACAGTCTCCAGAAGGGGTTTTGTAGAAATGATATACTGGCAAGGAAATGTGCAGAATATGGCTACAGTGCTTGCGGTATTGCCGACATGAAAAGTCTTTCTGGTGCAGTTAATTTTCATCAACAGTGCAAGAAACATGGAATCAAGCCCTTAATTGGATGTGATTTCGATGATTATCTCTTGTTTGCTAAAAACAAGGATGGCTGGTTTGACTTAATCAAATATGTTTCAGACCAAACTCTAGATATGTTAAAACACGTTGCCAAAAGAGGGAACCTAATTTGCGTGTCTAAAAAATCAAACGGTTTCAAAAAGTTGTTCAAAGGCAACCACTTTAAATATGATTACAACGAGCGTGCCGTTTACTATGTAACTCCTGACGAGGCAGAGTGTCACAGAATTCTACTGTGTTCAGGGATGAAAAGCACTATAAAAAAAATTACAAGATTACTAAACCAAAAAGAAGAAGTAGATAATCAAGAGTTTTTTGAGAACTCTAATTTTTATCTTCCGGTGCCCGAAGATGTTGCCGACGATGATGTAAATATCTTGAATAGCATCGCGGATCTTTGTGAGGATTACGAAATAGCAGAGAAGCCCATGCTTCCAGAGTTTGAGTGTCCAGACGGAATGGGAGAAGATGATTATCTAACGGCACTGTGTCGGGTAGGTTATAAAAATAAACTTATGCCAAGCGGCAAAGTAAGCACCGAAGAGGGGAAAAATCTTTATGCAGACAGGGTTAAGCATGAACTTAGAGTCATATTTAAAGCTGAACTTTCTGGTTATTTTTTGATTGTTCAAGATATCATTAACTTTGTAAGGCGTAGTGGGTGGCTGGCGGGGCCGGGAAGAGGTTCGGCTGCCGGATGTTTGATCTCATATCTGCTAGGAATTACTGAGGTTGATCCAATAGAATACGATTTGATTTTTGAAAGGTTCTATAACGAAGGAAGAAATACCGAGAATAATATTTCTTTACCAGATATTGATATGGATGTGCCAGCAGAGTACCGAGACGAAGTAATAGATTATATTAAACAAAAGTACGGTGAAGAAAATGTTGCACAGATGATTACTTTTGGCAGGCTGCAAGGCAGGGCTGCCGTCAAAGAAGTTTTAAGAATCAATGAAGCTGTGTCATTTTCTGAGATGAATGCTATAACTGAGAGTATACCCGATGAAGCTAGGATTTCTGACCAGCTTGAATTAATGGAAGATAAGTCTATAATAAAATGGACTCTAGAAAATGAACCAGAAAATCTTAAAAACTGGTGTATAATGAATAAAGACGGATCACTAGATGGGCCACTTGCTCACTTGTTCGAACAAGCTATAAAGATAGAAGGAACAAACAAATCACAAGGAAAGCATCCCGCTGGCGTTATTATTTCAAAACATAAATTGGCAGAAGTATGCCCCATGACCAAAGATAAATCTGGAGATCCCATAGCGGCCTTTGATATGGGCGATCTAGAAATTCAAGGTCATGTAAAATTTGACGTTCTTGGTATTGATTTATTATCAAAAATAATGG